GAAACCAACGTGCTTCAGGCACCGAAGTCTTCCGCAAAGAAGACAACTGCTCCTGCAAAGGCGGCAGCCCCGGTCATCAAGAAGCTCAAGAACGTCACCGCATCAGAGCGTCCGTCGTTTGACATCGCAGGCGCACTGCTTGGCGACGACGAGTTCTAACCAGCATTTCAACCCCGGACTCAAGTCCGTATCCGAAAAGCCCGCCTCGGCGGGCTTTTTGCTTTTACGGATCGCTAATGAAAAATTCCTCCAATACCCCCTCCATTAGTGAACGTCTGCCTTTTCTATAGTCCTACTCGCCCCCAAGGCGACCGGATTGGAACTGGCAAACAACAAGCGTTCCTTTTAGAACCAAACTGGAGAAAACCAACTATGTCACTCAAACTGACGTATTACGGGCAAAATGACAGCGTGAACTGCACGCCTGCCGTTTTCCTGACTGGCGATCCGGGTACCGACCAACAGACTCTTACCTCCGCTGGCTACCTCGGCGGCGTTATCGTTGCCATCATTGACTCAGCAGCAACGCTGACCGCCCCCCTCGCTTTCCAGCCTTCGTACGAGCCTGCAATGGGTTCCATCGGCAACATCGTTCCGTGCGACGCAGCAGGCACGACCTACGGCGCTTCCGAGGGAAACATCCCGTTCGCAACTTTGCTCAATGGCCCCGGCGAATTCGCTGGTGCAATCGGGCCGTCTGGCTCCCGCAAGGCACCTGTTGTCCGCGCACTCTGGCAGGGCAACGTTGACTTTCAGGGCTACGACTCTGCTTCAACATTCCATCTGGGACAGTATGTTTACGCTGGCTCATCGACGCACACCAACGTTGGAAAGTACTCTTCCTTCGTGGTTGGCCCGGTGGTTGGCATCTGCACCCACGTGCCGTCTGCGTCCGAGCCTTGGCTTGGCGTAGCGTCACTCCTGTAAGGGGGACTTCGACTAAGACAACTTCTTAGGAGAGAAAAACACCATGGCAAATCTATCACGCACTCAGCAGCAAACCGCAATGCTCGGTCAGCTTCTCAAGACCGCTGGCGGACGTCAGAAGCTCGCAGCCTCGTTGGGTCCTTCCCTCCGTCGCCGCCGCGACTACATGTCCATCGCCCGCAAGGCATTGATGGTTGAAACACTCCCAGACGGCGCACTGCCCATCTACGATAAGGAATTCGACACGGCCGCGATGACGGTCGGCTCCACGCCGGGTTCTTCCTTCGTTGAGGCATTCGTGGTCGGCGAAGAGGGCGGGGACATCGTCCGCGTCACCAAGCCGAAGCGCGTCACCGTCCCGACGTTTGAAATCGTTTCCAACCCGATGATCCCCATCACCCAGATCAAGGAGCGCCGCTTCGACCTCGTTGCCCGCTCGCTGAACTTGGCGAAGGCGGAAGTCGGCGCACAGGAAGACGCATACGTGTTCTCCCTGTTCGACGCAGTCGCAACCGCAGCGGCAACGCATGCGGCAAACGACCCGGTATACAACCCGGACATCGCGATCAACGCTCCGATCGACATCAACTCGATGGCGGACGGCTTTGGTCAGGTGCAGCGCCACGACTTGTCGGTTGCGTTCGTGTTCTTCAACCCACGCGACTACACCGACCTGCTCAAGTGGACTCAGCAGAACATCGACCGCGAAACACAGCGCAAGCTCCTCAAGACTGGCGTGATGGGTTACCTCTGGGGCGCAACACTACTCCAGTCGCGTAAGGTGGGCTACGGTTCCATCTACATCCTCGCGGACGCAGAATTCCTCGGCGTCATCCCCGAGCGTATTCCGCTCACGGTGATGTCGGCCGACCGTCCGGACCTCCGCCAGATCGGTTTCTCGATCTTCGAGAACCTCGGCTTCTTGGTCTTCAACCCGTCAGGCGTTCAGCGTCTCACGGTCAACGGCCGCTTCGTTGCGTCCAACAACACGGGCGAGAACTAAACCTCTCGTTCCACTGGTTTACCGAAAGGGCTGCCCAAAAGGCAGCCCTTTTGCTTTTTACCCGCCTCCCTTTCTCCGTTTCCCCAATTTTCCTTTCTTTATTGAGTATTTAACCTACTAGGGAGACCCGGATGCAGAGATCGTACCTTGTGAAGTCCCCCGTTCATTTCGCCGACCTTGGATTTTTCGTCAAAGTGGGTGATATTCTGGTTCACGACACATCCAATGCCAACAGGCTGACGGTGTACCGGAACGGGGAAGTGGTTAAAGCCGTGAAACAGACGACTTTGGGACTTGCCGCCATGCAGAAGAACGGGTTCATTGAAGAGATGACCCAACAGGCTGCCAAGGTGGCTCCTAAAGCGCCTCAGAAGCCCGTGGAGGCTCCCAAGCCTGCTGCCAAGAGGGAAGACCCTAAGCCAGCCCCCAAGCCCGTCTCAACCCCCGTGGAGCAGAAGCGCAAGAAGGTGGAACCGACCGAGGTCCCCTTTGAGGAACTACCCGATCATCTCAAGGCTCTGGTAACCGAACGGGAGAAGTCTAAGCCCAAGCCGAAGCCCATTGAAGAGATTGAGGACGAGACAATATGAAGCGCTGGTGCCTGATACCCAAGCATGCCCCACGCCCGAGTGACGCCGCCGAGCTTCTAGCCAGCGGGTGCCGGGTAGTTGAGACCCTGTTCGGTGGGATGGTACTCATCGTTGAGTCCGAAGAGGACTTGGCATACACCCTTGACCCCGAGATGTGGGACGTGTCCCTTGACGAGAAAGGGGCATCGGCGTGAAGCGGTAGTCTAATGAGGATAATTGAAACCAAAAAGGGGTCAAAAAATCAGCACCCGTTGACCACCTTCATTTGTGAGTGTGGAAACACAAGGACGGTGCGTTCAACCCGTTTGCGAGCCTCCAACAAGACAAATTCCGTTCCTGTTTCTAAATGTGTGTCTTGCTCGTTCAAAGATGCCGCTAAAACCGCAACGGTCACCCGCCGAGCTAGATACGGCAACCCCCATATAGCTGAATCCTTTAGGGCGTACAAGCACAACGCCAAAAAGAAGGGGCATATCTTTAAGCTATCCCGTGAGGAGTTTGGGAAGATGATTTTTCTTCCGTGCTTCTATTGTGGGCATAGTGAAATCTACGGTGTGAACGGGGTGGATCGCAAGGATAACGCTGTAGGGTACACGTTGGAAAACAGTGTCCCTTGCTGTGCAACCTGCAATTTCGCAAAGCGACAGATGACTGTCGCCGAGTTTATAGCATGGGTGGATAGAGTCCATGCTTATCAGGGTTTTCGTGTCAAGGACGCCTAGAAAAAACCAGTGGAACCGTGCCGCCGCGAAGTGCGACGGACGTTGCTGGTACTGTGGCGTGAAGCCCGACCCGGATGCCCTCACTGTAGACCATGCTACACCCCGGTCACGGGGAGGCAAGAACCGAGACGAGAACCTGCTACCCGCCTGCGAGTACTGCAACAATCTCAAAGACTGCCTGACCTTGAGCGAGTTCCGCAAGTTCGTCAAAGTCCGCATCTCCCGCAACCTGACTGCCCTCGGCTACTGTAACTCCAGCGTGCGTGTGGTGTTCTGGGGCGAGGGCAACGATTCGCCCTTCGCCTATTGACTTTCCGCTACTAAAGCAGAGGGCAAAGTGCGCCTATGAGCGGGGTTTCCCCAGTCCTGATGGCAGAATCGGCAAACTCGGAACCCATCGAAATCACGGGTGCTTCCGTGACGATACCGCTTTCCGCCGCCGTGGACGTCGTTGATGGTGTCGGCAATCGTGCGGTGAAGACTGCGATTTCCCTGCCTGATCTTGTCCGCCAAACGAACCAGTTCTCCAAGAAGTATCGTGGTGGTTGCTCGCCACGTTTGCTTGACTCAAACCCGAAGGCTCTGTTTCTCCACTACAACGTGAAGTGCAACAAGGAAGACAGCGATCCTGCTGGTCACGATGTCAGGACACAGTTTGATGTCACGAAGGTGCAGGAATCACAGAAGGCGAAAGACCTTGACATCCAAGTCCAGTGCTCGTGCCCGGCGTTCCTCTACTGGGGAGCGCAGTGGAACTTGCACCAGCGTGACGGTCTTCTCGGTCCGGCCCGACCGCAGCTTCAGGCTCCGAAGGAACGCCTAGACCTCCGTGGAAACTACGTCATTTGCAAGCACATCCACGCAGTGTTTGAACGCATCCTGCCCAGCGTGCAGCACAACGTCGTGAACATCCTCCGCAAGCGTGAGGTTGAGCGTCGCAAGATGGAGGTTGAAGACAACCCCGAACTTCTCCAGAAGCAGAAAGAACGGGGGGAGAAGAAGCAGAAGATTGACGAAGCCCGCAAGACGAAGAACAAAGAGATCAAGCAAAAGCTGTTGGATGCGCTCCGCAACGAAGAGGAAGCACGAATGATCCACGAGAAGGAACTTGAGGATCAGGTGCCCGAAGAGGTGCAGCGCACGGAACCCGCAACCGAGCCGCATGAGGCTCCGAAGAAGCGTGAGCCGGAGTGGTCAAAACTGCCGAAGCACTACCAGCCCAAGGAAGAACAGGAACTCGCCGACATCAACGAGCTTACGGACGAAGAGGAATCAAAGATTGAGGAGCTTCACAAAGAGAACAAACCGCACATCCACAAGGGTCTGCCGTACGAGACAGAAGAAGGCGGCAAGAAGTCTTCAAAGCATGCACACGCAGACGAGCCTGGCTTGCTCTTCCGTGCGCCGGAAGATAATCAGAGTCACGATTACCAGCCTTCGTGGGATTACGAGACCCGAGAGAATAGCGACCCAGAACTTGCGAAGATGGCAACACAGATCGCCAAGGGAATCTATACGAATACCAAGGAACCGTTTGAACTTTGGGACATTGATCTCTCCCACCTCGGTGCAGTAGCGATGTACATCAATGGCACGTGTGGGTTCCCTGTCGTTCTCATTGACCTTGAGGCACACCGGGAATACCAAGATCAGATCGGCAAGAGCATCTACCACGAACTCAAGCACGCGGTGCAGGATTCAGAGGGTCGTGAATACGACGAAGACGAAGCGGAGGAAGACTGATGTTTGCCCAAACTAACCAGCCTTACCCCAACAGGATTCAGCTTGTCCTCGCACCGTTCGTCGGTCCCTTTGTGCAAGACGGCCCGCTTGGCGATTTTGATCCACGTCGTGATCTGGAGGTGTACGTGGACGGCGTGCGGGAAGTGATCCAGACATTCTCGTTTGATGCGACGAATAATCGCTACCTACTTTTCATGCAGAACACCATCAACTTGACGGGCGTGATCCAGATCATTCATCACGTGCCATCACCGCCGTTCCAGTTCCAGACCAACCCACCGCTCTTTGACCTTACGCCGGGCGACTCACCGGGTATTGACGGAGGCGGAATCTAATGTCCACGTGGCTCCTAGCTTGCAAAGAGTTAAATGGCGGTGTCTACGTCACCCGTCTGCCTCGTGCCATCCACAACCCGGATGGTTCCGTGC